CTTTGACTATTACAAGTCTATTAGTTATAGCTTGTTAAATTTTCTATCCTATTATTCGGTTTTCTTATTATTAATATGGTCAATCTTTAAATCTTTAGGTATAGTACCTTTTAATTCTTCGTAGATTACTCTACTCATTTGCTCTGTTTTATTAGTTTCTCTGTTCCACATTACAAGATACCCATAACTGTTTAAAGCTGGCTTACCGTTAAATTTGACTTTGATTATACTTATTATATTTCATTATTATTAGCGGTTTCCTTGTGGTTTGAAGTCTACGTCTATTGCCATAGCTGTTGTCCAGCTTCCTGTAGGTTTAACGGATACCCTGTGATACCTACCACCAGTTCTGATATTAGCTCTACCTTCTGAAGTAGTAGATACCGTATCTCCAAAGATAATAGAATCATCTAATTCTCTGCGACTAGCAACTGCAATGTCTGCACTACCATTATCTATTTGTGGTCTTATCAAATTAACCACTGAATTATAACCAGCTTCAACATCTGTCGTTACTAGTTCCGAGTTATAGGTTGAGCCTGTAAATGTTGATATTTTAGTTCCTGTAGCTCCAGCAAATAAGAACTTACCACCTACCCATAGCCTTGCATCAAGCGATGCTGGCAAGATATCTATGTCGGTGTATCCTAGTGTACCCATACCTTCTAAAGTCGTCCCTACGGTCGCTATATTGCCTAGAATAGTTGCTGTAGTTTCCACCCTTGACCATTTGCCTAGTGTCCAATTATAGATAAGCATACTTCTGCCACCGCCTACGTTTGCATAGTTCCAAATGGCTATGTTAGCGGTTGGGTTTATAGAGGCACTCATGCTGCTAATTAATGTTAGGTCAACATCTGCAAAAACCATCTATCAACCTTTTCATTTCCAATGGGGGTGACTTGGTTGCCATCACAAGAGTAGAATCCATCATCACTTAAAAAGAACGACACTTGATTATACTGACATATAGAGTTACCAGTTAAGCAACCTAACCCTCTTGATATGTTATCAAATTGGAAGAATAAAGGTGAGCCAACATAAGACATGCGAGAGATAGATTTTTCTAAAAAGATAAGTCCAAATTCTCCCCCAGTAATACCTACTAGATTACCACCATCAGCCATAACTTGACTATCTGATTGTGATGTTGTTCCTGGTGTCCAGTCTGTTTCATCATTGATGTCACTCCACTGTACTGTAGACCTTCCTAGAGCACCTGTTGATAAACTTCCTGTTACTACAAAATCTCTTACGACTGTTATTTGTTTTGGGGTTGGAGCTGTTGCTAAATCTGCCCATATAGTAGATGTACCTATAGTCCAGTATTGTATTATTTCTGTACCATTACATGCTAGGACGGTCTTACCGAATTGTGTAAATTTCCAATGGAATACACTAGAATAGCCACCTACTTTAGATTTATCTTCCAATGCTTCTGTAGTTGAATTAACTTAAATATTTTGGTTGCTCCGCCTGCAAATAAGACAACTTCCGTATCCCATTTTGCTACAAACACAGCATTTAAATCTTCTGATGCTGCACCACTAAAGTCCACTACATTAGGAAATGGTTGGTATCCTATTGACACAGGAATAACATTTAACGCATCATTTAATGCACCTGAATTGTCTGGTTGGTCTGGTAGCCACTCGGTAAATTGTAATCTTTGTGTTGGCATTAATTAACCTCTAGTCCAAGAATTGTTCCAGTTACTGTTTTTGTTGTATAAGATATACCGTCTATAGCTTTCCCTGCTGTGCCACCAATATTAGTTCCATCGTAATCTGGGTTAGGTAATCCTCTAGCTCCTGCTGCACCTAAATTACCACCTGTACCACCTACAGAGCCCCCTTGTTGCTCACTAGAGCCAGGATTAGACCAGTAGATATTACCTGCACCTCCTGTAGTTGCCGTTCCATTAGCTGCTGCTGGACCTCCACCTGCAAGGTAACCACCTACACCAACAATGTTTCCAGCACCACCACCACCGTTTCCAGTGTAATCATCATATGCTTCACCGCTACGATTAGTTCTTCCACCACTACCGCCTCCGCCACCACCACCTGCAATTGTTCCGTTATTAGTGAGGTTGAGTGTATTTCTTGTGTAGATAGATGTTCCGCCACCTAGACCTGGTTTTGATGCTCCCAATCTACCAGAACCAGCGACTCTAGCACCACCTGCTCCACCAGCTCCAACAATCGTCCCATTGTTTACTAAATAGATAACAGAGCCAATAGGAAATCCTGATATTGATAATGCAGGAACTCCTGTTCCTGTGCTTGATAGCGTTACCCCTGAAACAATCTCTACTGTCGCTGTGATTGGCGTAATAGGGCTTCCTAAAGCAGTGTATAAGTTATAGTTAGTTGCGTTAGCAGTTATCTCTAAAGAGGTAAGCATTTGATACCATGTACCACCTTGCTTTATCCATACTTGATTAGCTTGCTTCCATGTACCAGAATTTTTGGCGTATACACTCTCTGGAATAACCCATGAGCCAGCATCCTTTACATGTAACCCCATTAAATTTGATACCAGATGTCGCCGTCAGCTCCACCAGATGGTGCAGAACTAGATATAGTTTTTACACCTGTTGCATTAGTTCCTGGAGCTACTGCATTAATAGTTGTGCCTGTAATCGTTCCACCAGTTATTGCGACAGCACTAGCTGCCTGTGTAGACATTGTGCCCAGTGTAGCATTAGCAGTTGTTACAAAAGCTGTTGTAGCTAGTTGGGTAGTGTTAGTTAATGCTGCAGCAGTTGGTCCAGTAGGTATTCCTGTGAGTGCAGTTGTACCAGTTACGGATAAGTTACCACCGACTACAAAGTTATCACCATCTGTCCCTGCTTGCTGGTCTTTAACTTGAGCCATTATCTCACGCAATGCGTTATTAATTGTGGCGGGGGGACATCCTTCGTTTATGTTAATTCCACCTACATCCGTATTAGAGCCTGCGGTTGGTGACCATTCACTTATCTTATCTCTACTCATAATTTATCCTGTTGAAGTTTATTAATATTACCCAATACGCAACCAAATGTTAGAGCCTACAGGAACATCCGTCCAATTATTACCTTGAATGTGTCCGTCAGATGTTAAATTACCTGTTCCTAATATAGAGGCATCACCTGACCAAGTTACTGAAGTATTAGCGTGTAAATTAGCAGTACCTGTAATACTTGCTTCACCTGAATTAACTAACCCAGCTAGTATTCCTATAGTTGCTGTTCCAGAAATGCCAGCAGTACCGAATACTAATTGCCCACTAGAATTAACTGTTACACTCGCTGTTCCGCTTGCTGTAGCACTACCTGTTACTAATTGACCTAATGTAATTACTTCTAGTAATGCTGTGCCACTTATACTTGAACTACCTACAATGATTTGACCTGCACTTACTGCTACTAAAGTTCCTGTACCTAGTATGGATGCTTCACCAGTAACAGACTGTCCTGTAGTAAGAATGGTTACAGTTGCAGCACCAGATATAGATGCAACGCCACTAAACGTACTAGAGCCTAATGAACTATAGGTGTCTTCTGAAAATGCTGTTATACCAAACATCTATTATCCTTAAAATTATTTATTACAGGTACATGGTTTGCATTTACATTCTTTACATTTACACATAATACCTTCCTCTTCAATTGTCATTATAAATCTTCCACAACTACACCACTAAACCATTTCTTTGGCATAGGAATCACTTGGTTCTGTACATCATCAGGAAAGGCTACATATATATGAGTATCCCCTAATTTAGTATTCCAGCATCCTGTATGCGTATTACCATTCTCTGTAGCAATCACTTCATATGGCATGTTAAGTAGTACTGGGAATGAGCAAGGCTTCTCTGTTAGCGTTACTGTTCCTACCTCTGTTGTCATGACCATAATATCAGGAAGGTCTGTTTCTGCTGATACCTGTGTGTAACTAAAAGCGTAAAGTAAAGAGAAGATTAATAATGTTTTAGTTATCATTATGCCATTACCCTATCATCTACTATCCATGAGATAGTTGGTTCATCCCATGTATACATCTTACCATCTGTCGGCATAGGTACTGGAGAATCCCATGTCCATGTTGTTTCGTTTAGTGTCCATGATGAGTAGGGCTGTTCAGAATAAAATACATCATTAGTTATATCATAGGTATAACCAATCCCTGCATAGTTACCTCTTAGTGGTCTGCCTTCAGGGTGGTGATTGCCCTGTGTATTATAAGATGTTTGTACCCATTCTCCTGGAGAAGAGTCAACAAACGTATCAAAGAAATCTGCTTCTGACTACTATTACTTGGGTGACTATGTTATTTTCTATTTTTGCGAAATGTGAAATTTTAGTTCTCCTTAAGTTAAGTAGCGGATGATTACAATACCAGACCCACCTGCTCCGTTAGAGCCTGTTGTCCGGCCAACCACCACCACCAGCACCACTACCTGTATTTACTGAGCCATTGGAACCTCCACCACTATTTGTTCCTGCTCCTCCACCACCAGAACCTCCTGCACCACCAACAGAACCAAAGTTAGCAGCTCCGCCTCCGCCTCCGCCTCCTGCTCTAACTATTGATGAGCCCGTAATATTATTAGCTCGCCCTGCTCCACCTGCTCCGCCAGGACCAGAAGTTTATTGCCACCAAGGGCAGCTGAACCACCACCACCAGCACTAGCGTAGTTTTGTCTAGCAGTACTATTACCTCCTGCATATCCTTGACCAGTAGTTCCAGCTCCTCCTGGATAAGCAAATCCAGGACTGCCCTCGCCAGTACAACCACCTCCTCCACTTCCTCCAGATGAAGCCGCC